ATTGGTTCTCTTGCTTAATCTGAACGCCGGCCCAGGTGGTGTCAGCGGCGGCGGTGACGGTTGCCGCCGACGCATACATCACCGTGGCGTTGTTGGTCCGGTTGACGGTGATCGTCTGGTTTCCGGTCGCAAGACCAGCACCCAGGAAGAACATGTCAGTGCGGCCGGGCTCTGTTGTCGCGTCGATCGCGACCGCGCCCGCGACACGTGTCAGTGCCGTGCCGCCATAGGTGACCGAGGTGATGAAGTCGGATGCGCTGATGGTGTGGACAAACACCACCACGCCACGCGGACTGGTGCCGCCCGCGTGGGTCCAACTGAACGATGCCTGGTTTGTTGAGCCTGTCGTCCCGGTGTGGGACTCAGAGGCAGCACCATGGGCGACAGCCACTGTCCTGCCTCCGTCAGATCAGGATCAGGCCAGGGTGAGGATGCCGTTGGCGTCCCAGGTGATCGTGAAGGTTTCGCCGTTCTGCAGCGACACGGTGCTGCCGTAGTCGTACCAGCCGATCAACTCGTCGTTGGTCGCCGTGTCGTTGTAGAGCACCACGTACCGGAAGTCAGCCACGGTGCCCGATGCGGTGAGCACAAGATCGTTGGCGTCCAGCTTGTAGCTGCCACCGGTCTGAGCCGAAGTAACACCGGTCAGGACGCGGCTGCTCAGGTTGGTGTAGCTGATCTGGGTAATGTTGCTCAGCTGCGTGTTGGTGTTTACAGGCAGCGTGTTGGTGAGCGCAACGGTCAGAGTGTCGGAGCCGAGGTTGTGAACCTTCTCGGCCAGCGCCTCGACAAACGAGTTGAACTTGTTGAAGGTGGCCATGAAACTTGGGGCTCCTCTGCTTGGGTGAGTCTAGGTCAGAACGCCACCGACAGATTGAACTCAGACACCGTGCCGCTCACGGCGGTGATGCTGAGCCAGACCCATCGGTCGGCGGGGATGGGTTGGTTTTGCAGCGTCGCAGCGTCGCCAGTCGTGGTGTTGGTGACGGTTTCTGGCGCGGTGGCCAGCGTGCCGGCGGTGGTGCGGTCGGCGGCGTAGCGCAGCTCGTAGGTCACGGAGCCGCCCGACACCAGCGCCACCACGCTCTCGATCGTCGTTGCGCGAGATGTGCGGAACAGCGTGAAGCTGTCGCCAGACTGAGGACCCGCGATGGTGATGCTGCGCGGGGCCGAGCCGTTCGCCGGGGGCTGGTGCTCCCAGCGGTTCGTTGAATCATTCCAGGTCAGCACATCGCCGTCGTGGGCGTCGCTCGTCTCGACGTCATGGCAATCGCTGATGCGAATGCCGGGATCGGATCGAACGAAGATGATGCCATTGTTAGCCGACGTGATCACTGCCGCCACCGGCAGCTTCAGGTTCGGGCCATCCGGCTCGACCGTCACGAACCCGCCGGGGTTGACCGGATCGCAATACAAGATTGAGTCCACCGGATAGGCAGTGGTGTCGATCCCGCGCACCTTGCCGAAGGTGGTCACAAAGCCAACCCCATCAGGCTCGACCGTCTCGGTCATGATGCCCAAGAACAGGTTGCCCGGCAGGCTCCCGTTCGCAATCATCGGCGCCACCTGCAGATGCCCGCTATCACCATTGGTGCCGGCGTACATCACGCCGGTGCCCTCGTCGATCGTGCTCGCCGTGTTGTTGTAGACCAAGAACGACAACTCCTGGCCGGCCTGCAACACCGTGCCGCCGCCCTTGGCGATGTCGAGCGTCTGCTCGTCTTCGTTCCAGGCCAGTTCGCCGGCCGCGTCGGCATTACCGCCGGTGGTCAGCAGCTGGATCGACTGCAGGACCGGATTGCGGTTGAGTGGCGCATACTCGAGCTCGCTCCAGGTCGCGGTGCCATTGCCGATCTTGACCTGCTTGGTGTCGGTCTCATAGCCCGGCTCGCCAGCGGCGAGCACTGGATTCGCGGCTGTCCAGTTTGCCGCCGTGTCACGGCGCAGCTTGATGCGCTGGCGAGTCGTGGCCATCAGCTTGCACCCCCGCCGTCGACTTCGTTCGTGTCAACCCACTGCGTGCCATCGTTCACGAGCATGTCGCCCTGCTGCGCGTTCGTGATGTTGACGTCGGCCAGATCGTTCAGCGTGAACTCGCGAGGCTGACCGCCAGGCGCCACGGCATCTGGTGCCAGCTTGGTCAGGAACAGCTCGGTGAACATGCCGTCGTCCACCTTCATTGCCTCTCGAACCTGATAGTTGACGCCGTCGACCGTGATCGCGTCGCCATAAAGCAGGCCGCCAAACTGCGATGTCTTGACCGTCAGCTTGTAGTCGGTGGTGAGCACCATCCCATCAGCGACCACCTGGGATGGCATGTCCAGAATCCCAAGACCTGTCACGGCGCCGGTAGTCACCGGGACGCCGAAGTCCATCAGGAACAGATCCAGATTCTCGGTGAAAGCCATGCGCTCATCCTAGTCGCCAGCAGAAAGCCCCAGCCCACCCGAAGGCAGGCCGGGGCCGTCGACGGCTGCAGATCAGCCGTACTTCTTCACGCCGATGCCGTTCACGGAATAGACGTGGGTGCCGGCTTCGGCAGACACGGCCTTCACGTAGCGGCGGATGCCGTCCTTGTTCAGCACCAGGGTCTGCTTGGAAGCGCCGGTGCCCTGCTGGGCGAAGGACACGGTGCCAGAAGGCTGCAGAGCGCCGTCGCGGGTGAACGCAGCGGTGATGTTGGCGAAGGTGACGTTGTCAGCGCTGTCCTGCAGGGTCACGGTGCAGGTGGAAGTCGCACCGGCGGCCGAGTCGAGGATCAGCACGACGTCGCCGTCATAGTCCTTGAGGTCAACGGCAGTGCCGTCGAGGTTGCTGTTGCGGGAGGCGGTGGGGGCCAGAGCGAAGTGCTCGAGCTTCTCCAGTGCCTGTTGAAGGATTGCCATGGTTCAGGCCTCCTCGGCGGGAGTGGGTTGGGCGGGTTTGCGGCTCCGCTTCGGAGCCTCGGGCTCGGGCTCGGGCTGGGGCGCCGGCTCCCCCTCGGGGGCGAAGCGGGCCTTGCCAAGACCGATCAGCAACTGGGCGTCGGCCAGGGAGACCTCGGCGAAGGAGCCGGCCTCAGCCCGCTCCCCCGAGATCATGACCGAGCGAAGGATCTCGATCTTCATGGCGATCAGGTGCCGTAGCAGAAGGCGCCGGGCTGCTTCACAGCGAAGTCGACGTCCTGCAGAGCGATGATCCGCACGGTGCCGGCGGTGGCGCCAGCGTAGGGATCCACGGTCAGGTCGAGACCGGACCACATGCCCACCACGAACTGGCTGAAGTCGCCGAACAGAGCGTCGTTGGACAGCAGCTGGTTGGACACGATCACCGGGTAGCCGTTCACCTGGTTGTTCTCCCAGACGAACACGGCCTCGGTGCCAGCCTTGCTGGTGCTCTTCAGAGCGCCACGGGCAGCGGCGTTCATGATGTAGCGCATCGAACCGGCGTCGGCGTTGGCGACGGCCACGTCGGTCTCCATGCCGATCAGCTCGGCGAAGGTGCCGGCGCTGGTCAGGCTCTGGGAGCCGATGCCGCTGGTGTTCACCAGGCCGAGGGGCTGGTTGGCGGAACCGGTGCCGTAGATGGCAGCGCGGTCGAGCTCGAGGGCGATCACGCGGGCCAGGTCGTCGCGCACCATGCGCTCCACATCGATGGAGCTCTGGAGCAGCAGGCGGCGGCTGTAGTCAACGAAGGCACCCACAGTCTTGGGGGTCATGTTGACCTGATCGATCGCCTGCTGGCTCTCGGTCGGCGAACCACCTTCACCCACCCAGTAGGCGGTGGCGGCAGAGGTCTGGCGGGGGATGCTGATGTTGCCCTGCAGCCCGGTCAGCATGGTCACGCCGGCCTGCATCATGGCCATCCGGTTGCGCAGCAGCTCGATGAAGGAGCCAGCCAGCAGTTCGTTGGCCACCAGGTTGCCGCCACCGGTGGGGGCGCCCACGGTCAGGTCACGACGCAGCACCTCGTTCGGCACCACGATGCCGTTGGAGGAACGCTCGTACTTCTTGGCAGCAGCTTCGCCTACTTCGATTTCGAAGGCGGCTTCGCGGCGGGCCTTGGCATCGCCGGGGTTGGCGAGGTAGGCCAGGGCGCGGACGAAGGAGAATTCCTTGGTCTCCTTCTCGGAGAGGCCCAGGTCGTTGGCCTTCTCGTCGGCAATGCGGTGTTCCACTTTGGCAGCGCGGGTTTCGAGTTTGTCGAGGACGGCGGCGCGAGCCTCGTCCACGGAACGGCCACCGTCGATCAGCTCACGAGCCAGATCTTGGAGGCCATGCTTGTCACCGAGGGCGGTGATGGTGGCGATACGGCTCCGCTCGGCCTCGGCGGCCTTGGACCGGATCACCTCCACGTCAGGGGTGTTTTCCATGTGAACCTCAGGTTCAGGTTGAGGGGTTGGTGATGCGGCGGGGGCCGCAGAGTCGATCGCAAGAGACCGACCCACGCCCACAGTGGGGTCAGCCGGAATGCTAACGACCGAAACTTCATAGGGACTCCATTCAGTCGCCACGAAGTTGTCGCCACGCTCCTCCATCTTGTTGATGGAGTAGCCAAAGCTGACGCCCCGAAGGACGCCATCCTTGACATCAGCCATCACTTCCTTGGCGAAGCTGTTGCGAGAGAAGCGCACTTTCACGTAGCCACGCTTCTTGTCGCCGTCGACCCAGGCACGCTCGACGACGCCCACCACCCGGTCAGGGTCGTGGTTAAAGAGCAGGGGTGCTCCATCGTTGAGCCGGCCTAGGTCGGCGGCCTCGCGCTCGTGGCTCAGCACTTCGTTGCCGAAGTACCGGGCCACCGGGTACTCAGAGCTGAAGGGGAACTCGAAAGTTCGATCCTCCACCTCCGCGAATGCCGTGACCTCGGTGCGGGTGTATTTACCTTCCAGCGTGCGCTCCTCGACGGGAGCCACTGGCTCGGTTGTTTCCACCTGAGGCTCCTCTCGAACTTCTTCGATTGTATCGGCCACCTCGGTTTGCTCTTCTTCAGCCTCGGTTTCGAGTTCGCGAATCACGTCCTCGGCTGCCTCGACTGTGGTGAGCTCCTCGATGGGCTCGATCTGTTGCTCAGTGCTCATCAGTTCAGCGGCCCCTCAGGACGCTTGACTTGAACTTCACCCACCTTAGACGCCTTCTTTGCTCGCGATTTCCGTGCCCTCGGTGTAGCAGCCGGCGGCGCCTGCTCTTCTTCCTGCGGCTGCTCCTCCTCAGCGGCTTCCGCCGGAGCAGGCTGCACCATGTCGGCGTCGAGCTGCACACCGGCGTCGGTGGTGGTCTTTCGCTCGCGGGCGATCGCGGCCACGTTCTCGTCGAAGTCGGTGCCCAGGGCCGCGCAGATCTGCGCCTTGGTCATGTAGCCGGCCGCTTCCATCTCGCGGTAGGCCTTCACCTCCTTGAGCGGATCGACCCAGCTCCAGCCGCGTGCCATCCACTTCGGGCTGTCGTAGCGCTCGGGCCGCAGCTCGTAGTCGGGTAGCGACAGCTCGCCGGCCAGCACCGCCACCTCGAGCCACTCGCGGTACACCCGCATGTGGAAGTGCTCGATCAGGTAGTTCTGGATCACCTTCCAGTGATCGCGATCCTCGAGCAGCGACAGCCGGCTGGAGCTGTAGTTGGTGTCGCTGAAATCCCTCGACAGGGTCTCGTAGGAGCAACCGAAGCCCGATGCGAACCGCCGCGTCTTGGCCCGCACGAAGTCCTCATACTGGGCGTCGGGCGACCTCAGATCCGGCACCGTCACTTGCTGGCCGGGATCCAGGTACTTGAAGACCCCAGGCTCGAACTCCGTGATGCGCTGGCCGTTTTCGACGTCGTCGGGCTCGAGCTCGCCCTCGGGTGACGTGATGAATCCCATCAGGCTGGCGGTCGACCGGGCCCGCACCACGGCGGCCTCCTCGTAGCCAGCCAGCTGGTGGATGTCGGTGATCACCGGCGCGAACCAGGGCACACCCCGGTGCTGATTCGGGCGCTCCGGGATGTAGAGATGGATGACGTCCCTGGCCGGCAGGAAGACGTGCTTCTTGCCCTTGTCGGGCACGCCGCTGAACCAGTAGTCGCCAGGGTGGCGCGTCAGGAAGGCGTACTGCACCGGCCGGCCGTAGCTGTCGATCTCGACACCCATCCGCCACTCGTTGCCCTTCGCGCTCACCGCGCCGTTGTATTCGTCGTCGAGCAGATCGGACTCGATGATCTCGAGCGCCATCGGGATCTTGCTGCCGCCGAACGGCCGGCGGTGGATCCTGAAGATCACCTCACCGCTCTCCGGCAGGGCGCCGGCAGCCAGCCACTCGAACATCTGGAAGGTGTTCTTGCCGGCCACGTCGCAGTAGTCCTTCCGGCACCACCGCTCCCACTTGCCTTCGATCAGGCCGTTGATCTTGTCGTCGCGCTTGTTGCCGCGCAGGGTCATCACCTGCGACTGCATCTTGATCCCGGCGCCGACCACGTTGATCTGCGTCGTGCGCTTCGCCTGCCGCGCATACGGGTTGTCCCGCACCAGTTGCCGCGACCGGTCACGCAGCTTCCTGAGGCTCGTGCGGATCTCGGCGTCGGCGCTGGTGCTGTTCGAGATCCAGTCAGCCGTCAGGCGGCTGATCACCGCTCCGGCATACGTGCGGCGGCGGCGCGGGGCCGGCTGCGGCTCCGGCTTCGACCCGAATCCCAGGGCCGTCATCAGTCGAGTGCGAATGCCCATCAGCGGCCGAACCTCACAAACAGGTTATGGGGATTGCCCAGGCCGTTCGCGATCAGCGCAGCCTTCTGCTCGCGGGCCACATCAGCCTTGAGCTTGGTCTCGAGCGCCAGCAGATCCGCCAGCTCGTACTTCTTCAGGCTGCGATTCCCGATCCGGTACTCCTGGACCCCGCCGCCGTTGATCAGCGCACGGATTGCACCCTGCACCGCCTCCAGATCCTTCTGGGCCTGGCTGCGACCATCGAAGGCGCCGGGGGTGCCGGTGTAGCCGAGGCCTGCTTCGACGCTCAGCTGGCCCGAGCCGAGGGTGGTCTTGGTGTTGTCAGCAGTCGCGGTGGCAACCGCCTGGAAATACCAGACCCCAGGGTCGAACGCGGACGTGGTAGTTGCGGGGAGGGCGAACTTCCACCCGCTCCCCTCGGCTACACCGACAACAGTCGCACCTTCGCCGCTGGCGTTGGTGCGGAGGTAGTAGGTCAGCGAGTGGGTCGAACTGACGATCGGCTGCCCGAAGACATCGATCGTCCCGTCATCCACCCACACGACAGTGTCGCCAGCCCGGATTTTCGATGGGATCTTCACGGCCTCACCACTGGCGGACAAAACTCCGTTTTGGAGCCTTGCTCGATCTTAGCGGCGCCTTCTGCTGCCTTTCTACCGGCTTTTCGAGCCGTTTCTCCAGTTGATCCCAGATAGTTCTGCGGTCGTACCGCTGATACATCCGATTTAACGCTGCATACGCATAGACCAGTTCGTCCAACGCTTCGTTTCGCTGGCTCGATTTCTTCACCCACACACGTTCTGGGTAGCCGCGAACGAACCGCGTGATCTGTTTCTCTGCAGTCAGCTCCTCGAAATACTCCTTGCCCACCTCGGCATAGAAGTGCAGGAACCCTGGGCCTGGCTCGTTGTGCTTCAGCCGGCCGAACAGCAGGCTCTTCACCGTGTCCGAGCCCACCGGATACACCTCCGCGCCCTTCTTCAGCGCCTTGCCCTTGTAGTTCAGATCCACCTTCGACGCCTTGCCGATCGGTGGCTTGCCCTTCTGGCTCTGACCCTTCACCGCGATCACGCCCATGTTCTGGCGCTCGCGGGCGTACTGGTAGACCTCCATCGTGTGGTGGCCACCGGAGTCGATGCACACCACGTCCGGCCGCAGCTCGGCGCCGAGCGCATGCCTGAACGGCCGCAGCAGAATCTCATCCAGCTGCTTCCACGGCTCCGGCCGGCTCGGGTCGCCATGGATCACCTGGCGATCGATCAGCCACCCTTCCTCCTCGCGGCCCCAGGCCCACACGCTCAGGCTCAGCCTGTTGTCCTGCACGTCACAGCCGATCGTCAGTGCCGACGCCTCGGCCGGGATCATCTGGTGCTCGTAGAACTCCGCACGCTCGAGCAGGCTGTCGGCGCCCACCTTCGCGGCGTAGTCGTCCTCCCAGCTCTCGCCCAGCACCGTGTTCACGAACGTCTTCAGTGCTTCCGGGTCGCTCTTCGCCTCGAGGAATTCGTCGCGCAGGTTGTCCCAGCTCGCGTTCGGGCTGTAGCTGTAGGCCGCCCAGATGTGGAAGCTGGCATGCTTGCCATTCCCCGGTGACGTCGCCCGCCACTCGCCCCGCTCCACCATCCAGCGCTTCTTGCTGTGCGGGATCAGCACACCGCACGCCTCGCACACGTAGTTTACCGGCGACAGCTCGTCGTCCCAGCGCATGTGCGCCCACTTCAGGTATTGCATGTGCCCGCAATCGGGGCAGGGGACGAAGTAGCGGCGCTGATCACCCTGGTGGAACAGCCGTTCGATCCGGCTCGCATCCTTCAGTGTCGGTGTCGACCCGGCGATGATCTTGCGGTTCCAGTAATACTCCGTTCGGCGGATGCCCAGCTTGATCTGGTCACCCTCGGGGCCCGCACTCGGTGGGTAGCCATCCGTCTCGTCGAACATCACGATCCGCCGGCTCACACGACGGAATCCTCGAGGGCTGTTCGCGCCCACCAGGCCGAGCGTGCCGCCTGGATACTGCTTCTGCAGGATCGTGTTCGCCCCGTCCTTCGCCTTGCTGTCGCTCACCAGGCCGCGCAGCACCGGCACGTCCCGCAGCATCGGCGCGATCTCCTCCTTCGAGTAGCCCTGGGCGTCCTCGATGGTCGGCTGCACCAGCATCATCGGGCAGGGATCCTGGTGAATGTGGAAAGCGATGCAGGCGTTCAGGCACTTGGTGTAGCCGACGCGGGCGCTCTTCATCACCGAGATCTGCTCGATCGCTGGATCCGTGATCGCGTCCATGATCCCCTTCTGGTAGGGGAGCGTGTGCCAGCGACCGGCTTCCGCGCTGCTCTCAGCCGACAGGAAGAAGTGGCGGTCGGCCCACTGGCTCAGCGTGAGCTTCTCCGGCGGCTTCCACGCCTTCAGCGCTGACCTGGCGATGTCGCTGATCTCAGCCATCGTCCCCCTCCGCGAGCTCCTCGAGCGCCTCGCGCACGATGTCCTCGAGGATCGCGATCTGGTCTTGCGTGAGATCCGGGATCCGCTGCTTCGCCTTGCTCGCCACGCCCAGCACCTTGGTGCGGCTGATCGTGATCACCTCCACCCACTTCGCCTCGACCTCGGCCGCTCGCACCAGCAGCCCCTCCTTCTCCTTCCGCTCCAGCTCGAGCAGCTCGGCCTTGAGGTACTCGGTGCGAGCCCGGCTCTCGTTGTAGTCGGGGACAATGTCACCAGGTTCTGGAGCGGTCAGTGATTGTGGGGTTGGCTTGGGCCGTTCTGGAGGAAATGCGGACTCCCCTGCCGGCGGCTTCGGCCCCACGCCGATCTTGGCCATGGTTTTGGCGTACCAATCCTCCCGCAGCGTCTCAGAGCGAATCAGCTCGCGACCGTCTGCCGTGCGAACGACAGGGAGGCGGCCCTGCTTGATCGCCTTGTAGACGGCCGTCTTGGAGACGCCCAGGGCGTCGGCTGCTTCTGACTTGGTGATGAGCGGCAAGGTTTGCCGTTTGGTGTGAACCAATGTTACAGGTGGGGCGCCTACGGTGACACTGGAGACCGAAACCCATCCCGGCAGGGTATTCTGGCCGGTTGCCTTGTTGACGGGGAAAGGGGTGCTTTTGCGTGAGACGCATAAGACTTGAACCAACTTTCGGGGCTGATGCCTAGATAAAAAACGAGATCCGAATCTACC